TGCAAAAGGAGGTTTAACAAAAACTACACCTCCAGAAAAAGGACCACAACCATACGGCATCATGCAAGATGTTGTATCACCACTATAAGGGGAATAGATGGCTAAAAAGAATCAAAACAATAACATAGACAAAGCTTTAGAAGCATTACAAGGTGCTTTAGACCTAGAACCAACAGGTCAAGAAATACAGTTACCAGAACAAGTGGTAGATTTTGAATCAGACGTAGAACTAACAGAAACACCAGATGGAGGTGCAGAGGTAAATTTTGATCCTAATGCGCCTATCGACAAATCAAATATTCCGTTCGATGCAAACTTAGCTGATTACATCGACGAATCTGAATCCCGCAAATTTGCTAATGATCTTGTGGGAGCATTCGAAATGGATAAAGAGTCACGTAAAGACTGGGAAGATACCTATGTCAAAGGACTCGATATGTTAGGTTTTAAATATGAAGACCGAACACAACCATTCGAAGGTGCGTCAGGGGTCGTACATCCTTTACTTGCTGAATCTGTAACACAGTTTCAAGCTCAAGCTTATAAGGAACTCCTCCCCCCAAGCGGCCCCGTACGCACACAAATAGTTGGAGCAGTTACACCTCAAGTACAAGACCAAGCAGAGCGTGTAAAAGAATTTATGAACTATCAAATTACAACAAAGATGAAAGAGTATGATCCTGAAATGGATCAATTGTTATTTTATTTACCTTTGTCAGGTTCTGCATTTAAAAAAGTTTACTATGATCCAATGTTACAAAGAGGTGTATCTAAATTTGTAACAAGTGAAGATTGCGTAATAAATTATTTAGCAACTGATTTAGAGACTGCAGAAAGAATTACACACGTTGTAAGAATGACAGGCAACGAAGTTAGAAAGTTACAAGTTACAGGTTTTTACAAAGACATGGAATTGCAAACAGGCCATGTTGATACTTCTGAAGTTATGGACAAAGTTGATGATTTAGATGGTGTGCAAAAAGAATATGCAGACGGAGATGATGAACACGAAATTTTAGAAATGCATGTAAATGCAGACGTACCAGGTTTTGAAGATCCTAACGGAATAAAATTACCTTACATAATTAGTATAGATAAATATTCTAATACAATCTTGTCAATAAGAAGAAACTATTTGCAAGATGATCCAATGATGAGAAAAATTTCTTACTTTGTACATTTTAAATTCCTCCCCGGATTAGGCTTTTATGGATTTGGCTTAATCCACATGCTAGGTGGATTGTCAAGAACTGCAACAAGTGTTTTGCGACAGTTAATTGATGCAGGTACTCTTGCCAATCTTCCAGCAGGATTCAAAGCAAGAGGCATGCGTATACGTGATCACGATCAAGCAATACAACCAGGTGAATTTAGAGATGTAGATGTGACTGGTAATTCTATACGTGAATCTTTGTTACCTTTACCATTTAAAGAACCATCGCAAACATTATTTGCATTACTTGGTTTTGCTGTTGATGCAGGTAAATCATTTGCTGCAATTGCAGACATGAAAATGGGTGAAGGTAACGAACAAAACCCTGTTGGCACAACACTAGCATTATTGGAACGTGGCACAAAAGTCATGAGTGCAATACATAAAAGATTACACTACGCACAAAAAGAAGAATTTAATTTACTAGCAAGAGTATTTCAATTGTATTTACCACCAGAATATCCGTACGAAGTTATTGGTGGTAACAGAATGATTAAACAAACTGATTTTGATGACCGTGTTGATATATTACCTATTTCAGATCCTAATATATTTTCTATGGCACAACGTATTACACTTGCACAACAACAGCTACAATTAGCAACATCTAATCCTAAAATGCATGACTTACGCGAAGCATACAGAAGAATGTACTCTGCTATGGGTGTAGATAACATTGATGCAATATTAAAACCAAATCCAGAAATGCCTGCACCTACAGGACCGGCAGCAGAAAATAGTGGCATTATGAGAGGTAACTTTCCAAAAGCTTTTCCTATGCAAGATCACATGGCTCATATTACAGCACACCAAGAATTTATGTTTACAAGAATGGTGCAAATTAACCCACAAGTTTATTCTGCATTACAAGCACATTTATCAGAGCATATAGCTTTAATGGCTGGAGAGCAAATACAACAAGAATTTGCTGAACCAATACAACAAATGCAAATGGCTATGCAACAAGCACAACAAAATCCACAAGCAATGCAACAGTTACAACAGCAACAAGCACAATTGACAAATCAAATGGCAGCAAAACAAGCACAAGTTGAAGCAAAATTAACAGCTGAGTTATCTGCAGCAGAAGAGGCACGTATGAGTAAAGAGCCTAAAGATCCTCTTGTTAAACTAAAACAACAAGAGATAGATTTAAAAGCTATGGAAACACAAGCTAGACTTGCAAAAGAAATTGCAATGGATCAAGAAAAATTAGATCTTGAAAGAGATAAATTAGAAACTGATACTGGTTTAGAAATTATGAAAATGGAAGCAGCAGCTGACAGTCAATCAAACACAGAAGCCATGACAGTTTTACGAGAAAATATAGTTTCAGCGCGTGAAGCAATGAAAGAACAATCTTCTGAAAAGATAGCGAGGCAAAATGCAAGACAAAATGAAAAGAAAACTGACCAAAATCAGTAACGCAATGTCAAAAATAGAAGACGCTGCTAGAACTGAAATAGCTACAACAGAGGATTTTATGCTTGTTTGTTCTGCTTTAATGGCAGTTACGCGTAACATGTACGTAGAAGGATTAGGTCCACAAGCCACTGTGCAAATGTTTGAAGCAGCAGCTGACAGTATAATGGTAACAGAAGAACTTTTATCGGAGTTTGGTGATTATGCTAAACCCACAATACATTAGGAGGAAACATGCCAAAAGTAGGTAGCCAACAATTTCCATACACATCAGCAGGTGTTAGAAGTGCTATGATGCATGCAAAAAACACTGGACAAAAAGTCAACATGATGAAAAAAGGTGGGAAAACGAAACGTCTTAAGAAAGGCGGTTCGATGAAAATGAAGAAAAAATAGGAGGTAACATGAATTTATTAAAAGATTTATGGGCACACTTAAAAGAATGGAGTGACTGGGGTATGAAAGACTGGATTAAAGCCGGTATCGTTGCAGTTATTGTTCTTGTTGTGCTTAATTCAATGATAGGCGGTTAATGAGCATACTAGGACTAAGTTCATTTACGGCAGATGACGATAGACGTCAATCTTACCAAGCTAATCAACAGCGTGCTGCAGTTAATGCAGCACGTGAGTTTGATGCTACTTTTGGTAATCCTGAATATGTTATGTCACAACCTGCAGAGTTTTATACTAACAGGGACAACCTTGCTAAAATAAAACCAACTTTAGTTGCAATGAAAGGCAACAAAGATTTTTATACGACAGATCAAAACGAAAGCCGTAACATGTACCAAATGCTCATGAATAAAATGAAAGGTGGGCAAGGTGCAGAGATGATAGACACAAGAGGTTTGCCTGCAGGTGCACGTAGAATAGGTAGAACTTTATTTCAAGATCCATCTAAGTCAGCAGGTTTTTTAGGTGATATGTCATCCATGTTTTTACGCACACCAAACCCTGCTGCAGTAAGAGTAAACACATATAATCCTTTTCCTAAAGCTGGTTTTGGAAAAGAATTTTATGAAAAAGAATTTCCAATAGCAAGTGCATTTTCTAATGCAATGGGGAAAATAGAAAATTTACCTACCCTGCAATTAATAAAAAGTTTTTTACCACAAAGAAACAGACCAGTATTAGAAAGAGATCCTGACTTTGTAAAAACAGATGAGGAATTAGCAGAAATGGGAGCGTATGAATCATTACCTATGTTAGAGTTTAATGATCTTGACCCTGACATGAGCACTGTTGATGTATTAGATCAATCACCATCAGGACCATTTAGTGAAGAATATGAAATGTTAGAAGCGTATAATCGTGGTGAATTTCCTGCAGGTGAATTAGTTGCTCCTAATTTTGGACAAGACCAATTAACTTCAGAAGAGATAAGAAATTTATTAGAATTTTATAGCACAGATGAAATAAAAAATGGTTTACAAGCAGGTTTAACTTACGAAGATATGATTGAATTTACTATGGGAAACATAGGTTCAGAGAACCCTTTGCAAAATTAATGGTAAATCCACATTACGACGGACCTCCTGTTGGCTCTTCAACTGGATCTAGTTATGGAGCTGTAGGCGGATATATGCCCCCACCTAGTAGTGGTGGATCTTCTTATTATTCTGGTAATAATAATAATAATAATAGTAGCAACAATAACACCACATACTACGATCCTAAGGCAGATGAAGATGCAGGAGTTTATGAAGAAAATAAAAATTTATATGATTCGTTAAAAGATACTTATACCCCACCAGAAAAAACATACGGACCAGGAACTGCAACACCTGGTGAAACAGGTTACGCTTTTACCAAAGCTAATCCAGCGATATTAAAAGGAATAGATCCAAAAATTTTAGAATTTTTTGGCTACAAAGGTGGACCTAACATTCCTGTAGAACTTCTTAAAATGATTATGGAAGGTTCTATTATGGGTGGACCTGAAGCAGGAAATGTTGCAGGACCTACATACAGTGATATTGAAAAAGCTAGATTAGGTGAAAATCCTAAGTACGAAGCTTTTCAAAGTTTTTATGACAGAATAATGCGACAAAGCAATTTGATTGATATAACTCAATCAAGTGGTGGAGGTGGCGGCCGTGGTGGTCGAGGATATGGTTATGGTTATGGATATGGTAGTGGAAATTTTAGATATGGCGGTGGCCTAGATAGACTAAGATATGCACATCCCTACAAAAACAGAGGTAATCTTGGTTCTGAAATTGCAGCAGCAATTGCAAATAGAACTTCACAACCGCCTATCAATCAATTTTTATTCACTCAAATGTTGCGTAGAATGCCAGGTGGTGGTATAACGGAGTTAGTATAATTATGTGGCAGTTATTAGCAAAACCATTATTAGGAGTTGCCGTTGATGGCATTAAAGGCTTCGTAGAAACTAAAAAATTAAATGGCGAAGTCAAGATTGCAAAAATTAAGGCAGAAAAAAAGAAACAAGAAGACATAGCAGCAGGTAAAATTAAATGGGAAGCTGCAGCTGTGGATCAAATGAAAGGTTCGTGGAAAGACGAACTAATTTTAATTTGCCTATTGGCGCCAGCCGTAGCAGTCTTTGTGCCTAGTTGGACACCACATATAAAAGCAGGATTTGAAGCCTTGCATTCTTTACCAGATTATTATAAACATCTTTTATATTTAGCATGCTCAGTAAGCTTTGGGGTTAAAGCCGGACCTGTAGCAATGAATTTTTTTAAAAAGGGGAAATAACTATGAAAACTGTAGATAAGAAAAAAAATCCTGGTCTAGCAAAGTTACCAACTAAAGTTAGAAACAAGATGGGCTACAAAAAGAAAGGTGGCAAACTTAAAAAAATGATGGGTGGCGGAACAATGGGTAGAACTATGATGAAGCCAAACATGATGTATAAAAAAGGAGGCAAAGGTAAAAAATGAGTGTACCTAAAGGATATCATAAAACAAAAGATGGCAGAATTGCTAAAAAAGGTTTGTATTACTACATGAACAAAGCTAAAAAATCTGGCAAAAGCAGACCAGGTAAAGGCACAGTAACAGACAAAGCATTAAAAGAATCTGCTAAAACGGCTAAAAAACCTACAAAGAAGAAAAAGAAAAGAACTTAATGCAAGATGAAACGGCAATCTACATAATCTTGAAAAAGATTAGATTGCGAAAAGAGGAGTTGAAAGAAGTCGTTGCAACTGGATTACCTAGTTGGGATGAATATAACAAAACCGTAGGACAGTTTACTGCCTATGCAATAATGGAACAGGAGATTCAAGACCTGCAGAAAGACGAGGAAAACAATGACGGAGAAAGAACTACCAAAACGTAGATTTGCGTTAGAAGAAAAAGATTTGGCTGTTGAAGCTGATGAAAACAATAAAGTAGCAGAAGAAAAAGAAAATAAATTTCTTAAAAAAATACAAGAAGATGCTACAAAAGACATAGAACATTTACCCACAGAAAAAGTACTAGAACGGTTGCCTGATCCAACAGGTTGGCGAATGTTAGTTTTACCGTACAAAGGACAAGGTAAAACAAAAGGTGGTGTAATATTAACAGATGAAACAATGCAAGAACGTGGCTATACAACAGTCACAGGTTTGGTTCTTAAACAAGGACCAGATTGTTATACAGATAAAGAAAGATTTCCAAATGGACCTTGGTGTAAAGTAAATGATTGGATTATATTTGGTCGTTATGCCGGTTCTAGATTTGGGATAGAAGGTGGAGAAGTGAGGATACTTAACGAGGACGAGATAATTGCTGTGGTAAAAGACCCAGAGGATATCTTGCAATTTAGAACTTAACAGGAGGATAAATGCCTGCAGAAGCACAAACGAAAGTAGAAGCACAATCTGAAGCTGAAGCAAAAATGGTAGATCTGCCATCTGACGGACCTAGTGTTGATGTTACAGTACCAGAAAACTCTACAAAGACAATTAATCCTGATGTTGAACAAGAAATTACTCAATCACAAGAGGTAGTAAAAGACACTGCATCTACCGAAGAAATGGACGACTATGGTAAAAAAGTTCAATCCAGGATAGATAAATTAACAAAAAGATTAAGAGAAGCTGAAAGAAGAGAACAAGCTGCAATAGAGTTTGCCCAAGGTGTACAGCAAAAAACCAAAGACTTACAAACTAGAGCAAAAACTTTGGACAGTGGATATATAACAGAGTTTGCAAGCCGTGTAGAAGCTGAAACAGCAGAAGCTAAAAAAGCATTAAAAGCTGCCGTAGAACTAGGAGATAGTGATGCACAAGTAGAAGCACAGCAAAAATTAGCACGACTTGCCATAGAATCTGAACGTGTAAAATCTACACAAGCACAACGTGAAAGATTGAAAAAGGAAATGGAGGCACGTGGAGTTAATCCTAACCAACCACAAATGCCTAATCCTCAACAAATGCAGCCACCTGCAGCACCACCTCCACCGCCAGATCCAAAGGCAGAGGCTTGGGCTGATAAGAACAAGTGGTTTGGTGAAGATGAACCTATGACCTTGACTTCTTTCTCAATTCATCGTAAACTGATGGAAGAAGGATATGATCCGTCATCTGATGACTATTACAGTGAAATAGACAAAAGAATGAAGGATACATTCCCTCACAAGTTTGAACAAAGTTCAGAAAAGTCAACGCCAAGTCAGGCTGTTGCTTCTGTTAACAGAGGTAACCCTGCACAAACGCGCAAAGGTACTGTGAGACTCACACCGTCACAGGTAGCCATAGCAAAAAAATTAGGTGTGCCACTACAAGAGTATGCGAAGTACGTGAAGGAGTAGGCATATGAATACAAATACAAAAACTAAACTACCATCACGCGAGTCTGAAAATAGGTCTAAGAGAGAACGACCTAAGGTATGGACTCCACCGTCACAACTAGATGCACCACCTGCACCTAACGGTTTTAAACACCGTTGGATTAGGGCCGAAGCAGTAGGACAGATGGACCAAAAAAATGTGTCCGCTAAACTACGAGAAGGATGGGAATTTGTGAGAGCAGATGAATATCCGGAAATGGAATGGCCTGCAATTGATTCAGGTAGATACGAAGGTGTTATAGCTGTTGGAGGTTTAATGCTAGCAAGAATCCCTGATGAGATTGTTGCACAACGTAAAGCTTATTTTGAGCAATTAACTCAAGACAAAGACGAAGC